CGTCTGTCTCTGGACGTGACCGGCACCACCACTGCTCTGGCTGGTGTGATCATCAGCGTGCTGCTTAAGCGCATCTGATGGGGCTGTTCGCTTTCCGGCGACTGCGTGATCGTGAGGCTGCCTCTACCGAGGTGGCCTCTCTTTCTATGCCAGAGCCTAAACTAGACATACCGGAGCCTGACGATGGCAATCACAATCGTGGCCACGCCAGGCGCGGCCGACGCAAACAGTTACCTGACGCTGGCAGCAGCGCAAGCGATCATTGACGGGTTTGTGCAGGATGCTGATGTCACGGCATGGGCATCAGCCACGACTGACCAGAAGAACCGCGCGCTGTTTACCGCGACGCAACGGTTAGACCGTGAGCGTTTTCTTGGTGCACGAGCAACCGATACGCAGGCGTTGCAGTGGCCGCGTACCGGCGTGCGCAAGCCTGATACCTATATAAACACCTACGCGGTTGGTTTTCCGTTCCGCATTACGACGGATTACTTTACTGACACCGAGATCCCAACGCAGGTGCAATATGCGCAGGTCGTGCTGGCAACGTACCTGCACAACAACCCTGATGGGCTTGGGCTGAGCGGACTGGAAGATTACAAGAATGTCAAGATTGGCAGCCTTGACGTGACGCCAAACCTTGGCTACGGCGCCGTTGGTGCGGATAAGGTGCCGCCAATTATGGAGCGATACCTGACAGGGCTTAGAATCAGTGGACCGGGCAACGTCGCTATCCGCAGGAGCTGACCATGGACGACTACAGCATTGGCTTTGAGTACATCACCGACACGGCAGCTCATACCGGCAGGTTTTATAGGCTCTATGCCGTTGCCGATGCTGTGATCAGCACGGCTACGGTGCAAAACGCAACCGGTAACGCTTTTACGTCGGTTCCACTTGGCAAGGGCGATTTTATCGACGGCGTGTTTACCAGCGTCACGCTGGCTAGCGGCAAAGTCATCGCCTACAGGATCTGATGGCATTAGCTAGCCCGCTACGGAAGGTTGCCAGCAAGCTGATGGCACGCTTTGGCGGTGTTGCAACGTTCCGCAGTGTGACCGCTGGCGCATACAACACCACCACAGGCGCATCGGCCGAGACAACCACAGACACCACAGTGCGTGGCGTACTGGAAGACGTGCGCCGCAGCGAGGTCAACGACCTGGTGCAGCAAGGCGACAAGCGGCTAATCATTGCAGCGGCTGACGTGGCAAGTGCACCGACGACAGCCGATCGTGTCATCATCAGCAACCGCAGCCTGCAAATTATTGAGGTACGCACGATTGAGCAGGACAATACGGCTATCACCTATGAACTAATTCTGAGAGACTGATGGCACGCACCATTCGCATTGGTGATATTGGCGACTATGCCAGCCAGCAGTATGAAAAGCTGCTGCGTTCTGCGGTGCTAGAAACAGAATTGCGGTTGAAAATGGCCAGCCCAGTTGACACTGGTAGATTCCGCGCTAGTTGGGCAACTGGTGAAAATACTGCTGGCAACTATGACGGCGCTGAACAACAGCCAGCAACCGGAGCATGGCGAGAATCAACTAAGCCCCCAAGAGACCCATCGCTTGAGCGCAGAATTAGCATTGGCTATGAACATGGTCAAGAGCGCATGGGTAACGTCTATAGCGTGCATAATAATCTGCCCTATGCAGAACGGCTTGCCACTGGATGGTCCAAACAGACTACCAATGCCCCTGGTGGCCAAGCAGGCTGGGTGCAAGGCATCGCCAAGGACATCCAAGGCTTTGTCAGGGCAAATGCAGACCGTATTGGCAGGGAATCATGAGCAGCACCTATAACGACGTTCGCGCTGCCATTGAAGGCCGCATCGCCACCGAGATGGCGCTCAACCCTGCATATCCGGTCAGCTATCAGAACGTCCCGTTCAGTCCGCCTAACAACACACCATGGCTGCAGGCGTTCATCCGCTTTGGCGATAACGCCTATGCGACGCTGTTGCCTACTGGTGGCGTTGGTTTCAACCGGCAGAACGGTACGCTGGTCGTAAACGTGTTCACACCGGTCGGGCTTGGTGCTGGCGCTAACTTCACCATTGCCGAGCGCGTCAAGGACTTGTTTGATCGGCGCACGGTGTCTGGCGTCATCTTTGACGCAGCATCTGGCCCGGCGCAGGTAACGCCAGCATCGCCTGAGCCGTATTACCAGACTCAAATAACCATAACGTTTGAAGCGTATGTAGACTGACGCCAGCCAACTACCGTTCACAACATGGCTGTCACTGTTCTGTCCGGTACGTCCGGCGCCCTTTATTACAAACCCGCTGGCACAACTGGCACCTTTGGTGAAACCAACGTTAACGTTGGTACTGATACCATCACGATTCAGACTTATCTGAATCTCAAGGCCGGCGACCCCGTTAAGTTCCGTGTGGTCAATAGTCAGACCGGTGGCTCTGGCACTGGAACCCTGCCCGCTCCGATTTCGGAAGCCAACACCTACTACGTTCTCAGCTATACCGCCGCTACTGGCGCCCTGACAGTTTCAACCGCTGCCGGTGGCACCATTCTGGCAATCACCGACGACGGCGCCGCCGTTGCCCCCAACGAGTTTGAGGTTTACTACGCCGATTACGCCGCTGTTGGTCAAGTGCAGTCTTGGTCATTTGAAATCAGCCGCGCTGAAATCGACGTGACCACAATCGGCCAAACCGCTGGTCAGTATGCGCCGTTCCGCGCTTACATTCCAGGCTTTGCAGATGGCAGCGGCAGCGCTACTGTTTATGTGACCAACGAGGACGCCGCACTGTCCAACCGCATGGTTGAAGATGTGCTGCAGCGTCAGCAGGTCGGTTGCGCTTTCAAGCTCTACACCGACAAAGCTGGTACTGAAGCGCTGAGCCGCAGCATCAGCATGGACGCAGTGCTGCTGACTGCTAGCCTCAACATCAACCCGGATGATGCGCAGCAGGTGGAAATCACCTTCCGCCCGACCGGTACTCCGTCCTTTGACTTCAGCACGAGCGCCTAATGCCTAACGCACTTGACCGGCTGAAAAAAGCAGCCAATCTGACGCCCACCAAGCGCACCGTTACCCTTAACGACGGTAGCGTGTTTGACTTTTACGCAACGCCACTGACCATGGCAGAGCGTGAGCGGGCGCAGAAGATGCCTGGCGGTGATGATGCCAACGGCTTTGCGTTGAACCTGCTGATTACCAAAGCAGTGGACGACGCAGGCCAGCGGCTGTTCCAAGCTGGCGAAATCGCTGAGCTGAAGAACGAAGTGCTGGACAGTGACCTGCAAGCCATGATGCTTGCAATCATCACCAGCCCGGAGGACACCGAGCAGGTGGACATGAAAAGCGCTAAAGGCAGAGCTAAAGCGTGACAACCTGCTGATGCTGCAACTGGGTGTGGCCAAAGAGCTTGGCTACACCCTGACGCGGCTTAAGGCTGAGCTGACCATGGAGGAGCTTCTTCTGTGGTCAGCTTATTTTGATGTGCTCAACGAAGAGCAAGAACGTAGAATGAAGCAACGCCGTCGATAAGCCGTGTCTGTCGTAGCAAACGTTGCCATTAACGTTGACAGTCGCGGCGCTGTTGGCAAGCTGCGTGACGTACAGAATCAAGCGCAGTCAACTGAACGCGCATTTGGCGGGCTTGGTGCAGCCGTTGGCAAGCTAGCTGCTGCATTTGGCGGCATTCAAACGGCAAGGTTTGTTTTTGCTAAGACGGCAGAGATTGAAAGCCAAACTCGCAGTTTGCAGGTACTGACCGGCAGCGCGCAAAAGGCAAAGCAAATCATTGAAGAATTGCAGCAGCTTGGCGCTGTTACACCGTTTACCAGCACTGAGCTGATTGATGCAGCAAAACGGCTGCAGGCATTTGGTGTTGAGGCTAACAACGTCGTAGAGACAACCCGCAGACTTGCCGACGCATCTGGCGCCACTGGTGCAGAGCTGCAAGGACTGGTAACGGCCTACGGCCAAGTGCAAGCCAAAGGTCGGCTGCAGGGTGAAGAGCTGCTGCAGTTCCAAGAACGTGGCATCGCGCTGCAGGAAGAGCTGCGCAAGATGTATGGCATGACCGGCGAAGAGTTCCAAAAGGCACTCAGCAAAGGTCAAATTAGCGCCAAAGCCGTTGAGGTAGCACTGCAGCGATTAACAAGCGCTGGCGGCAAATACGCCAACGGCGCCATTGCACAGAGCGATACGTTAAGTGGACGTTTGTCCACTTTGCAGGATGGCATTGATCAATTAGCCAGACGCATCGGCCAAGTGCTGACGCCAGCGTTGAAGGCAATTTTCAATCAGGCGATTGCAGTTGTTGATGCAATCAATGCTGCATTGGCAGCAGGTAGGGGTGGCGGCCTTACTCGTAATGTTGCAGGTGCTCGGCAATTTCTAAACATTGGCGCCACGTCGCAAGCGGTTGATAATATCGCTAAAGGTATTAGCCAAGTTGGTTCACAGAAAAACAAAACAGGCATCAACCAAAACCTGCAAGCGTTGCAGCAATACCAGAGACTGCTGCAAAGCGTTGGGCCAAATGACCCAAACGCAAATAGAGCCGTTCAGTTGCAAGGTGTGATCCTGCAAAAAATTAATCAAAACATTGCAGCCCAAAAAGAGTTAAAAACTAGCACACAACAAACCAACAAGATATTTGAGATACCAGCACTTGCTGCGGCAACAGGTGGCGGCAGGGGCGGCGGCGGCGGCGCGGCCAAGGGCAAGAGCGACGCTGAAAAATTAGCAGAAGAACTCAAGCGCTCACTGGATGAAGGCAGGCAGCTATCAGTTGAGTTCTCTCGGCAGATAATGCTGCTTAGCACAACATCTGAAATAGAAAAGAAACGGCTGCAAATTGTTTTTGAATATCAAGACAACCAAAAAAAGGTCTTAGCGCTAAAAAATATAGAGCAGCGCAATGCGGCTCAACTACTGATTGAAGATATAAAAAGACGGGAGAACCGCGAGCTGGACCTTGAAATCATCAAGGATGGCTTGAGCGCGTTTGAGCGAATCGCAGGATTGGACTTCAGCAAGACTGAAGGACTAGGAGCCCGCGCCTTTGGTCAAGGTGGCGGTGGCGGCTTTAGGACTGACATTTCTTTGCTGTCAGCCGATAAGGCAACACAAAAGTACGAAGAAATGCGTAACAGGCTAAAAGAGCTGACCGATCCAATCAACGCTGCAACAACAGGAGCGCAAGCAATCAGCGGTGCATTCGGTAGCGCGTTCCAAAGCATTATCAGCGGCGCGCAATCCACAGAAGAGGCACTTGCGGGTGTGTTCAAGAATATCGG